TTGCTGGCAAAGCGCACAACCGCAGCCGGGTTCTGTTCGGCAACATACTTAAAGTACGATACCGCAAAGTTCGGGAACGGCGTTACGCCGAGCGGCTGCGTTGTGTTCTCCATGACCTTGACGAACGCTTCGCCCACTGTGCCGGGACGCGGCCGCTCGTCGAACAGCCGCTTCTGCATAAGGCGCACCGAGTCCTCGACAATCTGCGGGTCTAGGCTGCTGATTTCGCCGGAGTCATACAGAGCGTCAAAGTCGATACCGTTGCGCTTGGCCTCCATGCGCAAGATTGCCGGGAACTGTGCGTTCTTAGTCCATCGCGCAACCAATTGGTTGCCGACGTTAGCGAACTCAATGAAGCGGTCGAGCTTATTCGCAACCTTACCAGTGATCGACTTGGGGTTTCGGTACTGCTTGGGCAAGTCCGAAGCATAGGTAGCGAAAAGTTCGTTGTACTGCTTAGGAAATGCTTCCTGCATAGCCTTCAGCATATTGTCGCTTCGACGTTGCGCAGCGGTTACACCGATACGCCCGCCAGTGACACCGCGCCCCGCAAGCTGGATGCCGCGAGACAGTTCGTCCATGTAGCTGTACAGCGCGTCCGTAACTGTAGGGCCGGGAAGAAGTTCTTCGCCAGCCTTTGCCCGCCCGACGTTACGGGCTTGCCGAATGGTGGCGTCCGCAACTTCTGTCAACATAGAATACGTCGGCATGATCGGCGATGCAGACCAAGCGTTACGTGCAGCGGTGCCGATAGTTCCGGTAAGCAATCCGGCGCGGGTCCGACCGACGTAGCGAAGGAAGCTGCCGATAGAATTGAGCGCGTTTGCGGCGCGGTTGGCATTGGCCAAGGAAATCCCGAGGTCAGGGTTCTGGTCAACGATACGCATTACGGTGCGCGCCGCTTGACTATTGAGGTTAAGAACGCGCGCAGCCTTAGTGGCGCTCTCCATTGAAGCACCGAGCGCCGTGCGCAAGTCCTTCTCGTCAAGCAGACCGTGCTTCTGAATCAAATTGACAACCGTATCATTCGGCAGAGTGCCGGCGTTTAGGTGGTCCGCGATGAAATCCTGGAACGGATACGGCTTACCGCCGCGCTCCGTTGCGCGCGTAATGCCGAGGTTATTAAGCTCGGTGGCAACGTCGGCCTGGAAGTTCGAGACGCGCTTATAGGCGGGGAGCTTGAGAATGTCATCGGTTTCGCCGGCCTTTGCCATTTGGTCTAGCGAGGCAGCGCCCTCTTGCTTCAGCGTTGAAGTCGGCGGGGTCAAGGGCGGCTCGGTTACGGCCGCAACGGCCGGCTCAAGTTCCGGCACCTTAGGCTCCAGAACACGCGGAGCCGGGGGTGGCGTAACGGGCGCGGCGACATCGGCAATGCGCGGCAGCGACGGCGCAGCGCGTGACGGCAGTTCTGGGATTGCCGCGAACGGGTACTTCATCGTCGCGAAGTCAGCGATGCCAAGTGCCTGTTCGGCGAATGACTTCGGCGTCTGCTTAACGCCAGTCAGAGCTTCAACCGCTGGAAGCACACCGATGTTGTCAAGCAACTGCCCCGCGCCCTGCGCAGCGCCGGTAAGTCCGGCGTTGACTGTCGTGTATGCGGCAGCGCCAATATCGCCAAGCGGCGCGTAGAGATACTTGCCGAGAACGCCAAGGTTCTCTAGCGACTGGCGGTTCTCCGGGTCCAGGCCAAGCGACGGCTCGGCCTTAAACACATCGGCAGCGCCGGCAATAGCGGCGCCAAGCGGCGTAGTGTCGGCGGGGGGCGGTGCCGGGGCGAGTGCGGCAGTCGGCTCCTGGCCCGGCAGCGCGCCCGGCAAGAAGCTAGCGCCCTTCTGGCCCGAAGCAACATAGTCCACCATGCGCTTCGTAAGATCGGGATCAAGACTAACGCCCTGCGCCGCAGCCGCTTTGAGAAGATCGTCTACGCTGGCACCGTCGTCCAGCATCTTCTGAAGCGCCTGCGCCAGCGCAGTGCTATTACTCATCTGCGCAGAAGGTTCAGCCATTAGCGCCTACTCACTAAAAGTATTAAGTTACCATCCGCGTCCGGTGCCGGTTGGCTTCGTGATGTTCTGCCGACCAAACGGAACGTAACGCTGAGTGCGCTTATCCCACTGCGCCATAACGCGTTTGCCGTCAATGATGACTTCCTTTGGTTCGGGAAGCAAACCGTCGGAACCATCGCCACGCCCGACGCGCGGGCGGTTAGCCTTCGCCAAAGCCATAGCGATACGCTGCTGGTTCTGCGAAAGACGCGCTTGATCTTCTGGAGATATAGCATCACCGGCTGGGATTGGCTGCCCAGTGGCGGGATCAACAAACGGCCGGCCCGTATCTTTATCAAACCACACAGCCTTGCCGTCCTGAAAGCCGCGCTCAAGGTTTCCGGGAAGCTGAAACGGTGCGTCTTCTTCGAGACCGCTCTGCAAGTAAACAACCTTGGTCTTCCATTTGCCGTCTTCCTGCACTCGCTTGTAAGTCGGCTGCATTCGGAGGTTAGCAATCCACGCACTGCGCTTTTCCGGGTCCATGCTGGCGGCAAGGTCCTGGAACTTTTTGGGCAAAGTAGCGATAAGCTGGCTTTGGTTCTGCGCGAGCATTGCGTCTTGGTTGGCCTTCGCCTGAAGTTGCGCAAGCTGAAGCTGAGTGGACGTGCGGTTCTGCGCCATCTGCCGGGCCTGCGCGATGACTTCCTGCGGCGTAGTCTGCGAACCACGTGCGGCGGACTTCAGCAGTGCGCCAAGCGTAGCCAGCTTTTCGCCGCCAGTCAGCGCCGTGCTGAGATCGCCGGCCAGCAGCTTCTGCATATCCTGAAGGTACGTGTTGCCGCCAGCTACCGGCGCGACGTTCTGCACTTGCTTGTTCGAACCAAGACCGAGAGATGAAAGCAGATTCATACGTAGTCCTTAGAAAATGCCGAGCGTCTTAAGCCCGCCGAGAACACCAGCAACATCACCGGCCGTGCCGAGGAAACCCTGGCCCGGCGTAGTCGAAGTCTGAGTTGACGACTGCACATTCGGCAGGCCCGTGAGGCCCGACTGAAGAATGCGAAGCTGCTCCACCGGGTAGCCACGCTGCGCCAGAAAGTCCTGATAGGCCACGTCGAGGTTCTGCTGCGCAAGGCCGCGCTGTGCCTGCCCTGCGGCCTGAAGCATACCTGCCCGTGCCTGTTCCTGCTGAAGCGCCTGATTGCCGTAACCCGCAAGAGCGGAAGCACCGGCAAGCTGCTGACCCGGCAGGGCCTGCGCCATCTGCGCGGCCTGACCGTAGCCCTGGCTATACAGGTTGGCCAGTGTCTCGGCCATGTTACGTTCCTGCTCGCCCGCAAGCTGGGCTTCGTAAACTCCGCGACGTTCGTTGCCGAATGCACGCGACGAGGCCAATTGCGCCCGAGTAGCAGCGTCGCGCTCAGCGCGGGCCTGCGACAGACGAGCCATTGTGGCATCGATCACATTCTGCTGGTACGGGTTCATGAAACCCTGCACATTCTGCTGGAACTGAGCCGGGCTATACCCGGCAGCTTGCTGTGCCACCTGGGTTGCTTGCGCAAGCTCCGGTGCGCCGACGCGGTTAGTAGCGGCCTGCTGCGCAATGTCAAACGCCTGCTGTTCCGCGGGGCGGAAACCTGCAACGCGGGGACCGCTGTAGGGCTGATACGGCAGAGAGGCGACCTGCTGGGCCGCCGCCATGTTGCGCGTCAGCGCCTCTTTAATAAACGGGTCCAGCGTATTCTGCTGGGTTGTCGTTGCAGTTTGACCGCCTTTAGACATACTTAAAGTTCCTTAATCACCGTAGTGCAGAGGTGTTTCGCGCCACGGCTTTCTAAAACCCTCATCCAACCCTTCCTGCCTGAAACCGAAAGAGATGTACACCCGACTACCTTAGCATAGATTTCAATGGAATCCCACATCTCAAGTAACTCTTCCATCTCACCCCCGGCGAGAAAAATATGGAAGACTTTCTTTTTTGGATAGAGATAGATTTCCGTGATTACCGCGCTGTTCTTGCCCGGCCAGAGTTGAAATTGTCCGGCCTCGATTCCGGTCCAGATGTCTTCGATGTCGTGCGTTCCGTTAGAATAAATTAGTGCGTCTTCGAGCCACCTACTACACCGATCAAACTCTTCGCGTAATTCCATTACGGCTGTGCTTCGGTCACGGTAAGGATCGCTGATGGCACGGCCGGGCGAGCAAACGTCGCAGTTCCATTCGCGCCGGTCTGCGCGGCAGTGGCAGTGATCTGGATGTTTGTATCCTCAACGGCGAACATTAGTTGGAAGTAATCATTTGGCGCAAGATACAAGACCCAGTTCCAGGAGGGGATAAGCATGGTGCCTGACCCTGCCAAACTAATTTCGCTGGCGGAGTTGGCTACATCTGCGCCGTTCAGTCGCGGCCAAATCCAAATCTTCTTATTGCTCGAACTACCGCTAGATAGCTGCAACGAGAACTGGAAGTTGTAGTGGCCTTTGCGTTCTGCAATAATGTGAGATGTCGGCGATCCACGCGAGAACCCATCTGCGGCGTCGGTCGTGTTAAACGTTATGGCTTGCGGCGTATATGCAGCACTGGCGGTCTGTGTCGTAGTATCCGAAAACACGCCGTATTTGTTAACAATTGCGCCTTCTAGCGAGTCAACGCTAGGTACAATAAGTTTGGCCGGATCGTAGATGCCTACGTCCTGGCCCTTCGTATACGTCTGCTTTGCGAACGACTCTAGAATGCGGTTGCGCTGTGCTTCATGCAGTGGATCGTAAACCCTGGGTGGAGATGGAAGTTTCATCGCCGGCCACCGCCAATCGCTTCAAGTCGCATCGTCCCGACACGCCAATCCGTGTTATCCTGCGCGATGATCTTCATCTTTACTTGGCGTCCGTTGAAGCGAACGCTCGTCGGGTTGGCCATGCTGTACGGTCCGTATGTCCAGACCGGCGCATTCGGATAATACTTCGTCGAGAACGACACGGTGACTTGGCCTTGGGTGCGCTCGTCCGGGATGAGTTCGTTGACGTAGAATACCCGGTCGCCGTTGCCGATCTGTATCGGGCCGGACTCCAGATATACTTCTTCGCCAGCATGGTTCACGCCAACTTCGTGGTCGTAGATGTAGCCATCCGGAGTGACGTACAGCGGATTGGCGAACTGACCACGATCAGTACCCGCTGCGCGGTCGAGCGTTCCGATGGTCCAGTAGTTCTGGGCGTAGTCCCACACAACGTAGCGGTCGTTCTCGTTCGAACTGGCTGATGGGTAGAACCACCACACTTCGTTGAACTGCGAGTTATTGACGGCGTAGACCTTGCTGATCTGCGCCTGGTTGATGTCGCTGAACACGTAGTCCGACACTTCGCACGGCACCGACTTGACGTAGCCGTCGTACATGAAGAAGCCGCGCGTGCCCATCCACACAGCGAAGTTGTCCTGCACGGCGATAGCGTTCGGCCCGGCAAGGCCGCAAGCACGGCCGGCGTATTCTGAAGTGTAGACAAACGGCTGGCCGGTATACGTGACGATATGCGCGTCCATGTCGGTCAGGATCAGGTTCTGACCGCGGACGCGCTTACCTGTGACAATTTTGCCACCAGTCTGAAGAATAAGACTGCCGGCGTTGTTTGTGCTTGAGGGCGTCCAGACGGTGTTATCTTCAAGATCGGACCACTGAATTTTACGCGGATTGCCGCCGGCACCCAGCGCCATCATGGCGCGTTCGTTCGTTACGAGAACGCCGGTATTTCCGGTAGGCGCGTTTGTGACGGCCACAGCCTTTGTCGGCGTAGTCGCGTCAAGCTGCCATTCGTAAATCTTACCGTCGTAGTTCGAACAAGCGACCAGATACTCGCCCCAAGTATCCATCGTCCAGGTCGTTGCCGGCGTTGTCGAACCCACGTCGGGACGCGGCGTGCCGTAATAGCCTTGACCATAGAGGCCGACGGAGTAGCCCCCGCCAACAGTCGCATCGGCGTTGCCCGGCGTGAACCCGGTCGGCGTAATATCTACGACAACGCTTGACTGCGTGATGGCGTAGAGTTTCGTGTGAGTGCCGACGCTGATCCAGCGAGTATTGCTGTTGTCGCGCCACGTAATGATACCGCGCGGCTTGCCGTTCATCTGGGTCGTGGTGCGTTGCTGCCACCCGCCAATCGGCCGGATCATGCCTTCCACCCAGCGCACAAAGTTCGCGTCGTACCACCGGCCCGAAGCGTCAAGCTCAGTGCCGTTGCGGTAAATGCCCGGTGGTAGTTTGATCGGAAGAAGGGCCATGTTTGCGTCCGTAGTTAACTGTTCACCGTATATCAGTTTTTAGCAGACTTTGCATCTACCGGACAATCGTGTTCGCAAACGCAGATATAGCGGCTATTATGGGCCTCAATCTCCGCAATAGTTTCGGCGGTGTCCTTCAGACTATCGTAACTGATTGGCTTCGTGATTTTGCAATAGTCACTGACTACGGCGGGCGCGGTCGAATCTAGAACGCAGCCGCTCAGTCCGAACAGGATCGGGAGTAGCCACAGCTTGCTCGGCTTGTTCTTCACGGCGCTGCACCTCCTGTAGATCGGCCTCGCGCTGCTGCGCCTTTCCAGCCTCAAGCAACTGCCGATCTGCAAACAAGCGCCCAACCGCCTGAATCAAACCGAACAGTTGCTTGAGTAACTGGATCACTTGACGCCGTTACGAACGAACGCAGCGAGAAGCGCAGTGAACACCAGGTTGGCGGTCTGCATCAGGTCGGCATCGCCAACCAGATAGGCGCCAACGGCGGTGAGAACGGCGATACCGGCCGTGATGTAAGTCTTATAACCTGCAAGCATCTTATTACTCCTTACGGATATTGCTTCCAAGGAAGCTGCCAGTGCGGC